ATGAAGCAACAAGATGAAGTTGCAAAATTAGAATCCCATTTTGGAGACTTGGCTTTAAAGTATCAGCAACAAGGTTTAAAGGATATTGATCTTACTGAACAACTTGAAAAGGGTAAAGCAGAAATAAGAAGAAAATACCGAAAGATGGAAACTGATGAACAAAAACAAAAGAACCAAGAGATGGCTGATTTAGAAGAGACATTTTTCCAATTATCAATTCAGAATATGGAAGAAGGTGAAGAAAAAAGGGTTCTTTTGTTAGAGGAAGCAGAAGAAAAAGAAAAAGAAGCTTATGAAAGAAAGAAAGAGGAATTGAGAAATAGACTTGAAGAAAAAGAAATTACAGAGGAAGAATATAGGAGAAGGGCTGAATTATTAGAGGGTATTCACCAAGAAAATATGGGTAGAATTACAAAGGTTGCAGCAGAAGATGCAAAGAAAATAGAGCAAAACAAATATGATCAAATTTCCCAATTATTGGGTAGTTATTCTTCTCTTTATAGAGAGATAGCACAAGCAGGCATTGAGACCAATAAAAAAGCTTTTTTTGCTTATAAAGCTTTTGCTATCGCTGAGGGTATGATTTCAGCAGCAAGTGCATATTTAAAGGCCCTTGATCAAAAACCTCCCAATCCTGTGTTAGCAGCTCTTACATTTGGACTTGGAATGGCCAAAGTGGGAATGATAGCAGCTCAGCAACCACCATCCTTTGACCAGGGAGGAATATCAACCAGACCTGGGGTATATTATTCAGGAGTGCCAGAGGCCCATATCCCATTACGTGGTGGGAAGGTTCCAGTGGCGATGAATACCCCAGTGGGTTCTGCTTCAAGGATAAATGTGAGATCCAACCCTGTATTTGTACAGAGCAGAGGGGACAACAGGAAGATTGTAAATATATATTTGACCAATCCTACTTTCCAGGATTTGAATCAACAATATCAAGTAATGGAGACAATAGCCAAGACAGTGACCAGACAGTTTGCTCCTTCAGCAGTAATTGAGAATTATCAGAATGATGGAGCGATCAGAAAAATAGTGAGGAGTGGAAGATAATGGCAGCTGATGACTTTACGATTACACCAACTTGGGTGGATGTACTTGCGCCTTTATATCCAAATATAATAACAGTATCTGAGAACTACAAAAAGGATTACCAGAACCTTTCTGGGGTTCCAGTAGAGAAATTCAGATTGAGATTTAATGGATTATCAGATGCAAATGCAGAAACTCTCTATGAGCATTATAAAGGAAGGTATGGAGGGTATGATGATTTCGCCTGGAAGGCTGCAAATATCCCAAGTTACATAAATGATTATTGTGATCTGGGAGGGACAGACTTAACAGGCAGATGGATAGATAAGAGTTGGAAGGATGCAATACAGTCAAGGGCTCATAATGTAGAAATCATATTTGAGAGGTCAATCTAATGCCAAAATCATTACCAGGAGGAATTGTAACACAGCTTGATGCAGGGAAGAGGAGACCTGTTTTATTGTTTGAATTGGGGCTTTCTTCTACTGTGAGATTTTGTGCAAGTATCCAGAATATAGGTTTCCCAGAAAGTGGAGGGAATCTATATACTGCAAAAGCCATATTTGTGGAGAACTTTGCCCAAAGCTTGGAAGGACAAATTGACAGGGTAAGTTTAAGATTTGATAATGTAGCAAAGGATATGGCAGCCTATGCAAATAATGAAGATTTTGAAGGGAAGTCCCTCATTATAAAAAGGATTTTCTTGGATGACTATGATGCTTCGGATGATTATGTAGAGTTCTTTAATGGGTACATGGAGAGGCCAAAAAGTATAGATAAACAGTTTCTTTCCCTCACAGCTACTTCTGGGAAACCATTGACCAGGAAAACAAATGACAGAAAATACCAGAAACTTTGCTCACATAGGTTTGGTGGGAATTTATGTAATAAAGATGGGAATGCTGATCTAACTTCTCTTACAGCTACAGGGACAGCAGATTCAGGGAGCACTACCACATTAGTTGATAATGCCCTTACAGAGGCAAATGATCATTGGAATGTTGGAAATATTAAGATCACTATTGATGGGGTGATATACAATAGGATAGCAACAGATTTTGTAGCTGGCACAGATACAGTATCTTGGGCAGTGGCTTTACCTACTGCTGTTTCAAGTGGGGATGCTTATGTGCTTCATAAGGGCTGTGACAAAACATGGGATACTTGCTTGAGTAATAATGCCTGGGGGCCAAATGCTGACAATTCAGCGAACTTTGGTGGGTTTCTTCATATTGGTGAGGAGAAGATTGATTCTGATTATGAAGAAGTGCTTGACCCAGGAACAGTTGTGGATCTTCCAATTGAGATTTATGATCCTCCAGCAAATCCCCCAACTCCACCTCCTGGGTTTCCAGAACCACCAATAATACCAATTGATAATCCTGTTAATCCGGTGATTCCTGTTGGGCCCGGAACTCCATCTGGGCCTCCTGGTAGCACAGAAGATACGCCTTGGGAAGCTTATGACCCTGCTGATCCAGGAGGAGGGATGGGTGGAGGTGGTCCAGGAGTATTTTCAGGTGGAGGTGAAGGAGGAAGTGAAGGAGGAGATGTGACTGATACTCCCTGGGAATTACCAGACACAGGTGGAGGATTGTTTGGAGGGACTTCAGGAGGAGCAACAGGTGGAGGTCCACCAGAACCAATCCCTGTCACTTCAGGAGGGGTGCTTTCAGATATTCCGAGTGTACTTCCCCCAACCCCAGCACCAGTCCCAGTGACTCCTGCTCCTGTAACCCCTGCTCCGATAGTTCCCCCAGCACCAACCTCAACAGGTGGCGGAGTACTTTCAGGAGGGACAGGTGGAACTCCTGCCCCAACACCCGTTCCAGTGACTCCCGCTCCGATAGCTCCTGAGTTGCCACCAACAATACTTCCTACATTTGGTGGAGGGAATAGAGGATTGTTTAGAAGATAAAAGAAAGGGTATATAATGGATATCAAATTGGCACAAACACCAGATGAAGTTTTGGAGATTATGAAATTGAAAGAAGATGATATTGAGGACTATATTGAAGGTTCAAAGAGTGAGTTTATTCAATGGATCATTTCCTCTTATAGAGTACCGTTTGATCAAAGGAAGATTTTCACTTGGGTAGTATTTGAAGATAAAGAATTGAAAGCTTATATGATTATGATGGATGGCAGGTTATATCCCCTGACCAATTGCCTTTTTATATTGTATGTTTACTCAAAACTTGGTCCAAAGAAGAGCAAAGAGGCATTTGATTTTATAGCTGATTGGGCGAGAAGGGGAAAGGTAGAGAGCTTTGTGGCAGCAACGAGAATTCCTTCTGTACTGGAGAAGTATGGATTTACTAAGAAAGATATTACTACAATGATACTGGAGCTTTAATGGGCGAAATTCTAAATTTTGCGGGAGCAGCAGCAGGAGCTTTTATTGGATTCCTTGTTGGAGGCCCAGCAGGAGCGATAGCAGGAGCATATACTGGGTGGCAAATTCCAGGGATTGTATCTGCCTATGTAGATTCGCAGATGATGAGCAAGTCCCCAAACTATGCTGCCAATGCCAATACGATGAAAGAAGGCTTGCCACTCGCCAGAGCATATGGTAGAGTATTAATAAAAGGGAATATATTAAGAACGAGTGGAACAAGTGATGCAAATCAGGACTTAGCCATTGGTCACTGTCTGGGTGAGATAGATAATTATAATAAAATATATGTCAATGATATAGAGATGAGGGATCTGGAAGGAGTAGGATCGAATACAAAAGACTTATATCTTGGAACAAATCAGCAGACAGCAGACACGACCAGATGGGGGGCAAATCCTGCCAATAAGGTATCAGCATTCAGAGGGCTTGCCTATACATCCACCACATTACGAAAAGGTGATCCACAAGTTGGGGGCTCACCAAAGGTCTCTGTATTGATTCAAGGGAAAAGATGTATTCCAATTGGTGGTGGTTATCTCGTAAAATCCGGAACATATAAATGGACAGCTTCGGGAAGCGGAACAAATGAATATTACTGTGAGCTTGATGGTGGGGGTGATCCAAGCTTAGAAGATATTTTTGATGAAGGGTTTGATTTATGTTCATCTGATTTTCAATGGATAGAGAGTGGAAGTGGCACAGGGGAATATTATGCCCAGAGAGTTGCTGGGGATGTAGCCAGTGCTGGTGATCCTGAATTAGTTTCTCCTACTACTGTTTATATCAATTCTGCTTTTGCCGATGAAGGGACTCTTGGAAGTCTGAGTGCAGGAGATTGGGGATGGGGTGATAATGATAGTTTAGGATATAGTACTATATACGTAAGATTAGGTGATGATAGTGATCCTGATGGTCAGGCAGCCGGATATGTAAAAGCTCAATATATAGGGATTCATCTGGATGGCCTCTCAGCAACAGAGGGAACAGCAGGAAGTCTCAGTGCTGGGGAATGGGATTTGGCTGACAATGATTCTCTTGGATACTCTACCTTCTATGCAAGGTTGACAGGTGGTGGTGATCCTGATTCTGAAAGTGATGGCCATATAAGATATTATATGTACACAAGGAACCCAGCCATCATCCTGAATGATTTCTTAATTGATGTGGAAGAATATGCAGTAGCTGATATTGATACCACTTCATTTAATGCTCTGGCAACATATTGTGATGCTGTTCCAACTGGTGGAACATTACCAAGATACAGATTTGATTTTATATTCGATACAGATTGTACAATTAATGATGCCAAGAAAGCAATTTGGAGTTCTTTTCATGGTAGGACTCTCCTTTCTCAAGGAACTGTAAAAGTTGTATATGATCATTCTGGTTCAAGCTCCCATGCATTCTCTGAGGATAATATTGTAATTGATTCCGTATCCTGGAACCAGCCACAGAAATATAATACAATAAGAATCCATTATCTTGACTCAACAAATAATTTCAAAGAAGATGTAGTTGAGATTCAGGATAGGGCTGATATTGATACTGTTGGAGTTAAACCTTATGGGCAGAGATGTTTGTTCATCACTAATGCTGAGATAGCAAGAAGAAGATGCCAATACTTATTTGACAAGTTTAAGTATACGGATTATGAATGTAAATTGACTGGGTTTCCTGATAGTCAGGATTTGGAGATATTAGATATTTGTACTGTGACTCATCAACTCCCAGGATGGACAACAAAAAGTTTCCTGATTACTGGAAAAAGTGAAGACCAATTTGGAAGGCCACAGTTCAATTTGGCAGCCTATCATGCAGGTATATATGGAGATCTGGAAGCAGGAAGCCAAGAAGGGTTTGAATCCACATTACCTAACCCTTGGAGTGCTTTAGGTCATGTAACGAGTTTGGCTGCCTCTGAAGTAACATTTGTGAATAAAGATGGCAGGTATATTCCCACTGTCAATATTACTTATTCAAGACCTACTGAGCAGACTTTCTGGAAGCATGCAAATATTTATATCCATAATAGTGATGAAGGCTCTTACAGATTTTATGGAATGGATGAAAGTGGGGGAACTGGATATAGGATTGATGGGGATACTGGGGATTTCAAAGTGGGTCATACAGTTTCAATCAAGGTGAGGTCAGTCAATCAAAATGGAGTTGAGAGCTCCTCCACAACAGCACCTACGACTACAGTAGTGATTGATAATTATAATGTAGCTCCTGGCGCTATTACAGGATTGCAATTAGAAGAATCTGTTGGAATGAATCATACTGATTCTACCATCTGGAAGGGAAAAAGCTTTGCTGTTATCTGGAGAAAGGCATCAATGACCGGAGCCTTTGGTAATGAAACATTTGGGGAAGAGTTACATGATTTTGGAGGAGCCCAGACTGATCCCAATTGGGCAAGGGATGAAGTTGAAATCATTATAGGAGGATTGAAAAGAGGAGTTTACATAACGAGGGATTGCAGATGGGAGTACAAATGGGGAGATAGAGATGATAGGAAACTTGACCCTCATATGGTTACTGCTAATGGATCTTGCACATTAAATGTTAGAAGGTGGT